AAAAAATGGCAGTGGTACCAGAGCCGGAGCCAGCGCCGGGGAAAAACCGCCTCTTTCCGGGCCAACCTTCAGGGCGCATGGAATGACCGGGAAAATGCCCGTCTGGGGCTGGCAGCGGCCACGCTGCAGTCGGATATGGAAAAAGCCGGTGAACTGGCCGCCAGGGACCGGGCCGAACGGGACGCATCACAGCTGAAGTATACCGGAGAGGCGCAGAAGGCGTATGAGCGTCTGCTGACGCCGCTGGAGAAATATACCGCCCGTCAGGAAGAACTGAATAAGGCCCTGAAAGACGGGAAAATCCTGCAGGCGGATTACAACACGCTGATGGCGGCGGCGAAAAAGGATTATGAATCGACGCTGAAAAAGCCGAAGTCGTCAGGAGTCAAAGTGTCAGCCGGTGAGCGTCAGGAAGACCAGGCGCATGCTGCCCTGCTGGCGCTTGAAACCGAGCTCCGGACGCTGGAAAAACACAGCGGTGCGAATGAGAAAATCAGCCAGCAGCGTCGCGATTTATGGAAAGCGGAAAATCAGTATGCGGTCCTGAAAGAGGCAGCCACGAAACGGCAGTTATCTGAGCAGGAAAAATCCCTGCTGACCCATGAGAAAGAGACGCTGGAGTACAAACGCCAGCTGGCTGAGCTGGGAGACAAAGTTGAACACCAGAAACGGCTGAATGAGCTGGCACAGCAGGCTGCGCGGTTTGAACAGCAGCAGAGTGCGAAGCAGGCGGCAATCAGCGCAAAAGCCCGCGGACTCACCGACCGTCAGGCGCAGCGGGAGTCGGAATCGCAGCGCCTTCGTGACGTGTACGGTGATAATCCGGATGCGCTGGCGAAGGCCACATCTGCACTGAAGAACACCTGGTCTGCGGAGGAGCAGCTTCGTGGAAGCTGGATGGCCGGTCTGAAGTCCGGCTGGGGCGAGTGGGCAGAAAGTGCGACGGACAGTTTTTCGCAGGTTAAAAGCGTGGCCACGCAGACCTTTGACGGTATTGCACAGAATATGGCAGCGATGCTGACCGGCAGCGAACAGAGCTGGCGTGGTTTCACCCGTTCTGTGCTCTCCATGCTGACAGAGATTTTTCTGAAGCAGGCCATGGTGGGGATTGTCGGGAGTATTGGCAGCGCCATGGGTGGTGCTTTCGGTGGTGGGGCGTCTGCCTCCACGGGGACGGCCATTCAGGCTGCGGCGGCGAACTTCCATTTCGCGACCGGAGGATTTACGGGAACCGGTGGCAAATACGAACCTGCCGGTATTGTCCACCGCGGGGAGTTTGTCTTCACGAAGGAGGCAACCAGCCGGATTGGCGTCGGCAACCTGTATCGTCTGATGCGCGGGTATGCGGAAGGTGGTTATGTGGGCGGTGCCGGAAGTCCGGCGCAGATGCGGCGGGCGGAAGGCATTAGTTTTAATCAGAACAATCACGTGGTGATTCAGAACGACGGCACCAACGGACAGGCGGGGCCGCAGCTGATGAAGGCGGTGTATGACATGGCCCGCAAGGGGGCGCAGGATGAGATTCAGGCGCAGATGCGTGATGGCGGCGTCTTTTCCGGAGGCAGGCGATGAAAACATTTCGCTGGAAAGTGAAGCCGGATATGGAGGTGAACTCGCAGCCATCGGTGCGTGAAGTGCGTTTTGGTGACGGGTATTCGCAGCGTATGGCGGCGGGGCTGAATGCTGACCTGAAAACATACCGTGTGACGCTTTCCGTGACCCGGGAGGAGGCCCGACATCTGGAGGCATTCCTGGCAGAGCACGGTGGCTGGAAGGCGTTTCTGTGGACACCGCCTTATGCCTGGCGGCAGATAAAGGTGACCTGTGCCGCCTGGTCATCACGGGTTCGCATGCTGCGGGTTGAATTCAGCGCGGAGTTTAAGCAGGTGGTGAACTGATGCAGGATATTCACGAAGAAAGTCTGAACGAGTCGGTTAAATCAGAGCAGTCACCGCGGGTGGTACTCTGGGAAATCGACCTGACGGTACAGGGTGGTGAGCGGTATTTTTTCTGCAATGAGCTGAATGAAAAAGGGGAGGCGGTTACCTGGCAGGGGCGGCAATATCAGGCATACCCGATTGACGGCAGTGGCTTTGAGATGAACGGGAAGGGCAGCAGTGCCCGCCCGTCGCTGACGGTGTCCAATCTGTTCGGTCTGGTCACCGGAATGGCGGAGGACCTGCAGAGCCTGGTGGGGGCCACGGTGGTCCGCCGCCGGGTGTATGCCCGTTTTCTGGATGCGGTGAATTTTGTGGCGGGCAATCCGGAAGCGGACCCGGAGCAGGAGCTGAGCGACCGCTGGGTGGTGGAGCAGATGTCAGAGCTGACGGCCATGACAGCCTCGTTTGTGCTGGCAACACCGACGGAGACGGACGGAGCGCTGTTTCCCGGTCGCATCATGCTGGCGAACACCTGTATGTGGGATTACCGGGGAGATGAATGCGGGTATAACGGTCCTGCGGTGGCGGATGAGTTCGATAAACCCACCACCGATATCCGTAAGGACAGATGCAGCAAGTGCATGCGCGGGTGTGAGATGCGCGGCATGGTGGCTAATTTTGGCGGTTTCCTTTCCATTAACAAACTTTCGCAGTAAATCCAATGACACAGACAGAATCAGCGATTCTGGCGCATGCCCGGCGGTGTGTGCCTGCGGAGTCGTGCGGCTTCGTGGTGAGAACGCCGGAGGGGGAGCGGTATATCCCTTGTGTGAATATCTCTGCAGAGCCGGAGGCGTATTTTCGTATTGCACCGGAAGACTGGCTGCGGGCAGAGATGCAGGGGGAGATTGTGGCACTGGTCCACAGTCATCCCGGTGGTCTGCCCTGGCTGAGCGAGGCCGACCGGCGGCTGCAGATAAAAAGTGCACTGTCCTGGTGGCTGGTCTGCCGGGGGGAAATTCATAAATTCCGCTGTGTGCCACATCTGACAGGACGGCGCTTTGAGCACGGGGTGACGGACTGTTACACGCTGTTCCGGGATGCCTACCATCTGGCGGGAATTGATATGCCGGATTTTGAGCGTGAGGATGACTGGTGGCGCAACGGTCAGAACCTGTACCTGGACAATATGGAGGCGACTGGTTTTTACAGGATTTCCCTGCCTTCCGCACAGCCTGGCGATATCCTGCTGTGCTGCTTTGGCGCATCGGTGGCCAATCATGCCGCCATATACTGCGGCAACGGTGAGCTGCTTCACCATCTGCCTGAACAACTGAGTAAACGGGAGAGGTATTCCGAAAAATGGCAACGACGAACGCATTCAGCCTGGCGTCACCGCCACTGGCACGTATCTGCCTTCACGGGGATTTACAACGATTTGGCCGCCGCCTCAGCCTGTATGTGAACACGGCAGCGGAAGCCATCCGTGCCCTGTCGATGCAGATGCCGGGATTCCGCCGTCAGATGAACGAAGGCTGGTACCAGATACGTATTCGCGGTGAGGACACGGCACCGGAGGCGGTGTACGCCCGTCTTCACGAACAACTGGGTGAGGGAACGATCATCCACATTGTGCCGCGACTGGCCGGGGCCGGAAAGGGTGGACTGCAGATTGTGCTGGGGGCGGCAGCCATCGTGGGCTCTTTCTTCACTGCCGGGGCATCAATGGCGTTATGGGGTTCAGCCCTGGCAGCCGGTGGTTTTTCTGCCACCACGATGCTGTTTTCACTGGGGGCCAGCATGATACTGGGTGGTGTGGCTCAGATGCTTGCCCCGAAGGCAAAAACACCGGATTACCGCGCAACGGATAACGGCAGACAGAACACGTATTTTTCCTCACTGGACAACATGATTGCTCAGGGGAACCCGATGCCGGTGCCTTACGGTGAAATGCTGGTTGGCTCACGGCGAATCTCCCAGGACATCAGTACCCGTGATGAAGGCGGTGACGGGAAGGTGGTGGTTATCGGGCGGCAGGCATAAAAGCGAAAAAATCCCGCAGTGACCGAAGGCTGCGGGAACAGAAAATGAAGATTAACCACAGGGGGTTTTGTTTTTATTGGCCCGAAAAAACTGTAACGCCCGGGAATGATATCTGCCACGGGGGCGTACAGAAAATGTGAAGAAATTCAGAAATTTTATTCCGTCATGACACAGGCACCCTCCGGGGTGCCTGTCGTTTTTGGGGCATAAACAGATTCAGACATCAGACAGGAGAGGGGGACCGAGTGGGTAAAGGTGGCGGCAGGGCACACACGCCGGTTGAGGCAAAGGACAATCTTAAGTCCACGCAGATGATGAGCGTGATTGATGCCATTGGTGAAGGGCCGATTGAAGGTCCGGTGAAGGGGCTGCAGAGTATCCTGGTGAACAAAACCCCGCTGACGGACACGGACGGTAATCCTGTGATACATGGTGTGACAGCGGTCTGGCGCGCCGGGGAGCAGGAGCAGACACCACCTGAAGGCTTTGAGTCCTCCGGGGCGGAAACCGCACTGGGCGTGGAAGTGACGAAGGCAAAGCCGGTGACGCGCACCATTACGTCCGCGAACATTGACCGCCTGCGGGTCACCTTCGGGGTGCAGTCACTGTTGGAGACCACCTCAAAGGGCGACCGTAATCCCTCTTCTGTCCGACTGCTGATTCAGTTGCAGCGTAACGGTAACTGGGTGACGGAAAAGGATGTCACCATTAACGGCAAGACCACCTCACAGTACCTGGCGTCGGTGATTCTGGAGAATCTGCCTGAGCGGCCCTTTAACATCCGGATGGTCCGGGAGACAGCGGACAGCACCCCGGACCAGCTGCAGAATAAGACGCTCTGGTCGTCATACACCGAAATCATCGATGTGAAACAGTGCTACCCGAACACGGCGATTGTGGGGCTGCAGGTGGATGCGGAGCAGTTTGGCGGTCAGCAGATGACGGTGAACTACCATATCCGAGGTCGCATCATCCAGGTACCGTCAAACTATGACCCGGAAAAACGCACGTACAGCGGCATCTGGGACGGCAGCCTGAAACCGGCATACAGCAACAACCCGGCCTGGTGCCTGTGGGACATGCTGACTCACCCGCGCTACGGCATGGGAAAACGTCTGGTGGCGGCGGATGTTGACAAGTGGGCGCTGTATGCCATCGGGCAGTACTGCGACCAGACGGTCCCGGATGGTTTCGGGGGCACAGAGCCGCGGATGACCTTTAATGCGTACCTGTCACAACAGCGTAAGGCGTGGGACGTTCTCAGTGATTTCTGCTCGGCGATGCGCTGTATGCCGGTATGGAACGGCCAGACGCTGACGTTCGTTCAGGACCGCCCGTCGGATGTGGTGTGGCCGTACACCAACTGCGATGTGGTGGTGGATGATAACGGCGTGGGGTTTCGCTACAGCTTCAGCGCCCTGAAGGACCGCCACACGGCGGTGGAGGTGAATTACACCGACCCGCAGAACGGCTGGCAGACCTCCACGGAACTGGTGGAAGACCCGGAAGCCATACTGCGCTACGGGCGCAACCTGCTGAAGATGGATGCGTTCGGTTGCACCAGTCGCGGTCAGGCCCACCGTGCCGGGCTGTGGGTGATAAAGACCGGACTGCTGGAAACGCAGACGGTGGATTTCACGCTCGGGTCACAGGGGCTGCGTCACACACCCGGTGACATTATTGAAATCTGTGATAACGACTATGCCGGGACCATGACCGGCGGACGTATCCTGTCCATCGATGCCGCCAGCCGCACCCTGACACTGGACCGTGAGGTGACCCTGCCGGAGACAGGTGCCGCCACGGTGAACCTGATTAACGGCAGCGGTAAGCCGGTGAGCGTGGCCATCACTGCACACCCCGCGCCGGACCGGATACAGGTCAGCACCCTGCCGGATGGCGTGGAGACATACGGTGTGTGGGGACTCTCCCTGCCGTCACTGCGTCGTCGCCTGTTCCGCTGTGTTTCCATCCGGGAAAACACGGACGGTACCTTTGCCATCACGGCAGTGCAGCATGTGCCGGAAAAAGAAGCCATTGTGGATAACGGGGCCAGCTTTGAGCCACTGTCCGGTTCGCTGAACAGCGTCATCCCGCCGGCAGTACAGCACCTGACGGTGGAGGTGAGCGCGGCTGACGGTCAGTATCTGGCACAGGCGAAATGGGACACGCCGCGGGTGGTGAAGGGTGTGCGCTTCAGTCTGCGCCTGACCAGCGGAAGCGGAGAAGACAGCCGTCTGGTGACCACCGCCATCACTGCGGATACAGAGCACCGTTTCAGTGGTCTGCCGCCCGGGGAATACACCCTGACAGTCAGGGCAATTAACAGTTATGGCCAGCAGGGCGAACCGGCCACCACCACGTTCAGGATTAATGCACCTGCGGTACCCGCCACGATTGAGCTGACACCGGGCTATTTTCAGATAACAGCGGTCCCGCGTCTTGCGGTGTATGACCCGACGGTACAGTTTGAGTTCTGGTTTTCGGAGACAAAAATCGCAGACATATCTCAGGTGGAAACCTCTGCCCGTTATCTGGGGACCGGCAGTCAGTGGAGTGTATCCGGCCCGCACATTAAGCCCGGGAAGGATTTCTGGTTTTACGTGCGCAGCGTCAACCTGGTGGGGAAATCTGCGTTTGTGGAAGTCAGCGGGCAGCCCAGCAATGATGGTGAAGGGTATCTGGAATTTTTCCGGGAAAAAATAGGAAAACTGCATCTGGCTCAGGGGCTGTGGGAGCTGATAGACAACAGCCAGCTTGCGGATGAGATGGCGGAGATGAAGACCACCATCACCGAAACCCGCAATGAAATCACACAGACGGTCAGTAAAACGCTGGAGGACCAGAGCGCCACCATACAGCAGATACAGCGCGTGCAGAAGGACACAAATGATGACCTTGCTGCACTTTACATGCTGAAGGTACAGAAAACAAAAAATGGCATACCCTATGTTGCCGGGATTGGAGCGGGGATTGAGGATACTGATGGCCAGTCACTGAGCAACATACTGCTGCTGGCTGACCGTATCGCGATGATAAATCCGGAGAGCGGCAACAGCACTCCGTTATTTGTGGCGCAGGGGAATCAGCTGTTCATGAACGACGTGTTCCTGAAGCGACTGTTTGCGGTGAGCATCACGTCATCCGGCAACCCCCCGACGTTTTCCCTGACGCCGGACGGGCGACTGACGGCGAAAAATGCGGATATCAGTGGCAGTGTGAAAGCGAACTCAGGGACGCTCAACAACGTCACGATTAATGAGAACTGTCAGATTAAGGGGAAACTGTCAGCCAATCAGATTGAAGGCGATATTGTCAAAACGGTCAGCAAGTCTTTCCCCCGCACGAACAGTTATGCCAGTGGCACCATCACGGTAAGAATCAGTGATGATCAGAAATTTGACCGGCAGGTCATGATACCGCCAGTGTTATTCCGCGGTGGTAAGCATGAGAATTTCAACAGTAATAACCAACAGTCATACTGGTATTCAACCTGCCGGTTAAGAGTGACCCGCAATGGTCAGGAGATTTTTAATCAGTCCACGACGGATGCTCAGGGCGTATTTTCCTCAGTTATAGATATGCCTGCCGGACAGGGGACGCTGACACTGACATTCACCGTATCTTCATCAGGAGCGAATAACTGGACACCAACAACCAGTATCAGCGATCTGCTGGTTGTGGTGATGAAAAAATCCACAGCAGGTATCAGTATCAGCTGAATTTTATAACCCATAACGGGCGTCAGAAATGACGCCTTTTTTATTGCAGAAAAGCGAGAGGTAATTATGCGTAAACTTTATGCCGCCA